CCATTTGAGTACGACCAAACTGTACAAAGCAAACCTGGTTCAGAGCATGTTCAAGATTCATTGTTTAAAATGGCTGATGAAAAAGATTATTAATGAGTCTTGGACCCACGAGTAATTTTATACCTGTCATATATGCAGGCACTAAAAAGAAAACTAAAAAAATTAAAAAGAAAAAAACAAAAAGGAGAAAACCCAAATGATGAAAAGATACATGCACGGAGAACTCGCACCTGATGTAGCAAAAAAACCAAATGAACCAATGGCAATAGATCCTAATTCTAAAATAAAACAAGGAGCTACAAGTGGTGATGGTAATGACGCTAAAGGTAAGTCTAAATCAAAAGTAGATCCAGCAATCTTTAGAATGGCTGAAGAAAGAGATTACTAATTTAAATGTACGAAGAAGATAAAAAATCTACTGACCAAGTCAGTGATTCTTCTCCTATAGTTGGACATATAAGAGAAAAATTTCAACAATCAGAAACATCAAGAATATATGATGAGAAAAGATGGTTGAAAGCTTACCGTAACTATAGAGGAATCTACGGACCTGAAATGGCTTTTAGAGCCAATGAAAAATCTAGAGTCTTTGTTAAAATAACTAAGACTAAGGTTCTAGCTGCGTTTGGTCAAATTATAGAAGTTTTATTTTCTGGTGGTAAGTTTCCTTTAGGTATTCATCCAACACCTGTTCCTGAAGAAATTGCAGAGTATGCACATTTAAAACAAAAACAACCACAGCAGCAGCAACCACAACAACCTATAGATCCATATGGATTTAAAGGTGATGGTAGAGAAATACCTCCTGGTGCAACTGCAGATATGTTAATGCAAAACCTATCACAAGAATATAGAAATGTAGGTTTTGATGAAGGTCCAGCAAATGCAGGAGAACCACAAATAGAGCCTGCAGAAATTGCAGCAAAGAATTTAGAAAAATTAATTCATGATCAACTAGAAGAATCTAGTGCTATTACAACTTTAAGACATGTATTTTTTGAACAATGTTTATTAGGGACTGGAGTATTAAAAGGTCCATTTACTTTTGATAAATCATATCATGCTTTTGAAGAAACAGAAGAAGGTGATTCAATACATATTAAAAAAATTAAATCAGTTCCAAAAATAGAAGCTGTATCATGTTGGGATTTATATCCAGATCCAAATGCAACAAATATAAATGATTGTGATTACGTAATTCAAAGACATTCATTAAATAGACAACAGTTTTCTGATTTAAGAAAGATGCCATTTTTTAATGAAGAAATGATTGATATGTGTTTAGAAGAAGGGCCTAATTATCAAGTAAGAGGTTATGAATCTTCTTTATACAACAGAGAAACTGTAGAAACTATTTATAAAAATAGATTTGAAGTTTTAGAATACTGGGGTATTTTAAATAATGAAATGGCTAAGATGTGTGGTATAGAATCTGATAAAAGTGTTATACAAGTTAATGCTTGGATTTGTGGTAATAAAGTTTTAAGAATGGTAGAAAATCCATTTACACCAACTAGATTACCTTTTATGGTTGTACCATATGAATTAAATCCATATCAATTTTTTGGTGTAGGTGTTCCAGAAAATATGGAAGACTCACAACAAATTATGAATGGTCATGCTAGAATGGCTATAGATAATTTGGCATTATCAGGTAATTTAGTTTTTGATGTTGATGAAACATTATTAGCACCTGGTCAAGATATGAAAATTTTTCCTGGTAAAATATTTAGAAGACAAAGTGGTCAACCAGGAACTGCTATTAATACAGTAAAGTTTCCTAATAGTACACAAGAAAACATGATGATGTTTGATAGATTTAGACAGTTAGCTGATGAAGCAACTGGTATTCCATCATATTCACATGGTACAACTGGAGTTCAATCTACAACTAGAACAGCTTCAGGTATGTCAATGCTAATGGGAGCAGCAGCATTAAGTATTAAAACAGTTATTAAGAATATTGATGACTATTTATTAAAGCCCCTAGGAGATAACTTCTACTATTGGAATATGCAATTTAATGCAGATATGCCACACATTAAGGGTGATCTTGAAATTAAAGCAAGAGGAACATCATCATTAATGCAGAAAGAAGTTAGATCACAAAGACTCATGACATTTATGCAAACTGCAGCTAATCCAGCATTAGCACCTTTTGTAAGATGGCATACATGTTTAAGAGAAATAGCAAAAGCATTAGATATAGATCCTGATCAATTAATTAATGATCCAGAAAAAGCTGCTATCTATGCACAAATAATGGGAATGGCAAATGGAAATCAAAACAATACTACCGCTACTGGAGGACAAAGTCAAATGGAATCAACTGGACCAATACCTACAGGAGCTTCGGCAACAGATCCAACTGGAAATGGAGGTGGCAACATCGGAACAGGCGATATACCGATGCCAGGGGAAACTGGCTTTAGTGCGACAAATCTTGACTTTACCAGAAACAAACAAACGCAATAAAGAAAAATAAATGGCAACACAGTTTTCACTAAGCTATGATAATGCTGGTAATGCCAGTTTAGTAGAAAACAAAATTGCAACTAAAGCTGCTGTTACTGGAACATTTGATATTGATCCATATGCACCAATTAGATCAGTAAGAACAGATTACACTTTTAGTTCTACAGATCCATTTGATTATGATAATCAGTTAATATATTTAGAACAATATATTAAAGATAATGATGCAGATATAGATGATAATAATAGAGGTCCAGATATATTAGCTAAAGATAAGTTAACAGCTGCACAAAGACAAACAGTTGAAAATTTAAAAAAAGCTGGTTTATTAGAAGAAGCAGAACAATATGAAAAAACAGCTAAAGGTTTAAAAACAGCTACAGGATTTAAGACATTTACTACAAGTGCAAATTTACTTGGATTTAGTAATCCTTTTATAGCTGCAGGTTCTTTATTTGCATCAGGTTATACTATGTATGCAGAAAAAACACAATCAAATATAATAGATAGTTATTTTGAATCTGATTATTATCAAAATATGGCTAAACAAATGGATTATGAATACGCAGCTTATGGTGATTACGATGCATATAATGATATAACAGATATTGGACCAATGTACACAAGAGATGATGTTAAAGTTGGTACATATTTTGATGAAGAAGATCATGGTGAACCACCTGCTTCTACTGATAAAAGTAGTTTTGATTATGAAAGTGAAGCATATGGTACTACATCACCTACACCTGATTATAGTAATGTATCAACAGGACGTGGACCACCTAGTCAAGGAAGTGCTGGTGGGGCACAATTAGGTAGTGGAATGACTACAGGACAACACTCAGCATTTAGACAATAATGGCAATAGATTATAAAGGACAACCAATAACTAATCAAACAGCATTTACCACTACTGGTATAATGAATAGAAAAGCTGTTACACCAGCACCATTAAAAATGCCTACACCAAAAATAGATGAAAAAAAAGCAGTACAAAGAAGAACTATTGAGGGTAGAGAGCAAGTAGGTATGAAACCAGATTTATCAAATTTAAGAGATGATGATAAACGAATTTTAAATATTCATTTAACACCATCTCTTAAAAATGTTTTAAATAAAGTATTTGGAGGTGACTTATTTCCTGATCTTGGAATCCAAGAATCAACAGTAAGTGTACCTGTAAGTCGTATTGTAAACAGATTTGGATCAGTTCAAAGTTTTATGAATATGGTTCAAGAACAAAGAGAAGGAAACAACAATGTGCCACCTAGTCAGGGTTTAATGACTAGCCCACAAACTATGAAAGTTTAGGAGCTACCCTTATCCATAAGGCACTCAACTCAAAGGAGTAAAAATAATGGAAGAAGAAAAGAAAGTTTCTGAAGAAACTAAAGTTAAGGTACAAGAAGCAAATCCTTATAGCAAAATTAGAGATACTGATGATGCTGAAACTGAGGCATTTGCTAAAGGTGAATTAACAAAGTTTCATAGGGAACAAAGAGAAAAGGCAACCGCAGAAACCGAACAGAAGGACCCCAATGCATCTAAAGAGACTGCAGAATCAACAGATCAAAAGGCTACTCCTATTACTGAACGCCCTGCTAATGCTGAAGATCGTGTCTTTAAGAAACGTTATGACGATTTAAAAAGACACCATGATTCTACTATTAATAAACACAAGGATGAACTTCAATCTTTGCGTGGTCAATTAGAATCAAGTACTAAACAATTTGTGCCACCTAAATCTAAAGAAGAATTAGAGGCATGGAGAAAAGAGTACCCTGATGTTTATGAAATGGTTGAAACCATTGCAATGAACAAAGCAACTACTCGAACTGCAGAAATTGAAGATAAATTTAAAAATCTTCAAATCCAGCAAGAACAAATTGCAAAAGAAAAAGCTGAAGTGGAACTTTTAAAACTTCACCCAGATTTTAGTGAAATACGTTCACAAGATACATTTCATGATTGGGCAAGTAAACAAGATCCTGTAATACAAAGTTGGTTGTATGAAAATACATCTAATGCACAGTTAGCTTCTAGAGCTATTGATTTATATAAAATGGATCAAGGTATTAGTAAGTTATCTAAAAAACAGGAAACAGAAGTTAAAAAAGAAGCTGCTAAAGTAATTTCTAAAACAAGAAAAAGTACTGAGTCTGATGCACCAAAGAAAAAAATTTGGACAACAACTGAGATTTCTAGATTGAAACCTCATCAGTTTGAAAAATTTGAAAAGGAGATTGACCTTGCTCGTTTAGAAGGTAGGATTGAACAACGTTAAACAATCTAACTAAACAATAAGGAGAAGCATTATGGCTTTTACAAATGCTACTGGATATAATAACCTTTCACAAGGTAATTTTACTCCACAGATCTTTAGTCAGAAAGTTCAGAAATTCTTCAGAAGAGCATCAGTAGTAGAGGATATTACTAATACTGATTACGCTGGAGAAATCGAAAACTTTGGTGACACAGTAAAGATCATTAAAGAGCCAACAATCACAGTCAGAGATTATGCTAGAGGTCAAACAGTTGATACACAAATATTAGCTGATGACCAAATAACTATGACAGTTGATCAAGGTTCATACTTTGCTTTTAAAGTAGATGATATTGAAGAAAGACAATCTCATGTAAACTTTGAAGCTCTTGCAACCTCTTCAGGTGCATATTCATTAAAGAAAAACTACGACTACAATGTATTGAAGTTTATATACGACAATGCTACAGATGGTACGGGTGCAGGAACTGATGCATCACCAATCGATGGTGACGCAGCTGTAGATACTTTAGCTAATTTAGTATCAACACTTAAAAAGAACCTGGATAAAAATGATGTGCCAGAAGAAAATAGATGGCTAGTTGCACCACCTGAATTTTTTGAGCAATTAAGAAAAGCAGGCGGAAAACTATCTGACCAATCAGTAATGAACGATGGTGCTGCATCACAAATCAGAAATGGTAAAGTCACAGACAGACCATTATTTGGTTTTAATATGTATTCATCAAATGCTATTGCTGTATCAGGTGGAAGTGCTGCGTCTCATACTTTTGGATCTGC